TAAACCAGAAGAAATATTCTGTTCTGACCCAGTAGCAGAACCAGACTTTATTAAACCATACTTTGGTTTACGTTTATTTCCTGTATGGCACGTAGGTACAGATTACCTATCTGAAATTGCTAAAAATTGGTACGATTATTTAGTGTCTAAAGGTGTTGACTTTAAATGGGAAGCTAAAGTTTATGCTATTGATTTTGAAAATGAAAGAGTATTAGGTAAATTCTTAGACAAAGAAAATCATGAATTAGAATATAGATATGATGAACTTATATTTGCAGTAGGCAAATCAGGAATTGATTTTGCTCAACAGTTAGCAAACGAATATGAACTCCCAGATGAACCCAAATCAGTACAAATTGGTGTTCGATTTGAGGCACCACAAGAACACTTTCAAAATCTAATTGATATTTCATACGACTTTAAGTTATATAGAAAATTTGACGATAAAGGAGTTTCATTACGTTCATTTTGTACAAACAATAATGCAGCATTTGTTGCTGTAGAGGAAACATATGGCGATGTAAGTTACAATGGACATGCTAAAAAAGATCCTAAATATTTAAATGGAATGACCAATTTTGGTATTTTAATGGAAATTAAAGGTATTGACAATCCATTTGAATGGTGTAGAGAAGCAGTTAAAAAAGTACAAATTGATGGAACTGGAACATATTATAGCCCATCACGTAAACCATCATTAACATCAGAAGGTACAGATGTATCATCGATTCAAGTAGAGGATTTAATGTATTTATATGATTCACTAGGTGAATATGCTCAATATATTGTTGATTTTATTGAAGATATGAAAAAAGTATTCCCTACACTTAAAGATGATTGGGGAATTTATATGCCGGAAGTTAAATATCTTTCACCAGAACCATTAGTAAATTATGAAGATCTTAGTTTAACAAAGTATCCTAACGTACATTTCGTAGGAGATGCTTTATCCGCTCGTGGTATAACAGTTTCGGGAGCACATGGAGTTTATGTAGCAGAAAGTTTTTTAAAATAAATAAATAAAATAAAAGTTATGAAAATAGGATTTTGTGGAACAATTTCAGTAGGTAAAACTACATTAGTTAATGCTTTAAAAGAATTACCAGAGTTTGCAGACTATCATTTTGCAACAGAACGTTCAAAATATTTACGTGATTTAGGTATTCCATTAAACACAGATTCAACATTAAAAGGTCAACTTATATTTTTAGCTGAACGAGCTAGTGAATTACTTCATGAAAATATGATAACAGATCGTACAGTAATTGATGTTATGGCATTTAGTCATTTATCAATTACTATTCCGTTTTTTATATCTGCTGATTTAAATAAGGCTGTATCTGAATTGATACGAGATTATGATTATATATTTTATGTTTCACCTGAAGGTGTAGAATTAGAGGATAATGGAGTTCGTGTAGTAGATTCTGAATATAGAATGGAACTTGATAAAACTATTAAAAAATTACTAGAACAACATAAATTTAAATTTAATACTATTAAAGGATATTCTGAACTATCAGGTACTACTGAGGAAAGAATACAGAAAATTAAACAAGTAATGTCCCTTTAATATTTATTAATAAAATACAATATGAAACAGACTCGTTTACTTGAAATTATACGTGAAGAAATAGCTGGTGCTTTAAATGAAATAGGACAATCTCCTGAAGAAACAAAAGCTACAAATCTATCTATAGCAGCTACTAAAGCAAAAATTGCTGCCGCACAAAAAGAATTAGCTCAATTATCTAAAACAGGTGTAACTGAATCTGAAGAACTTGAAGAAGATACTTTAAATGAAGTTCCTGATTTTGGAGGTAGATATGATCAACAAGTGGCAGCAAAATATGGTGAAGATCAAACACTAGAAGATGCTACAAAAGATATAACAGATGAAATACTTAAAGATATGGGTGTTTCAAGAGATGACCTTAAAAAAGATGCAGATAAGGCAAAAGATGTACTTAAAGCTATCCGCTCTAAAGTAGTTGGTAAAGCTAGGGATCCAAGAGTTGCTAAAGCTTTAGAAAAACAAGAAGAATTTGATGATTCAGGTAATGCCCTTCAAGCAAACCAAACAAATAATGCAATTTTAAAAGCACTAGGATTAAAAGAACCAGGACAACGTGGTAGAAAAGCGAGTGAAAAATCTGAACCTAAAGAAAAATCTACTAAAGCAAAAGCAGAAAAATCACCTAAAACAGAAAAAACAGCTACTCTTACAAAGGGAGATGATGGATTTGATACAGTAGATTATTCAGATGATGAAGGATCAGCAGAAGCAATGAAAGCAGCAGGTAGTGATGAAACAGCAAAAGAATTAAGTAGCACACCTGAAGAAAAGAAAGTTAAATTTAACCAATTTTTAGCATCTGTTAAAAAAAATAAAGACGATAAAGCTAAAATTGATGGTATTTTAAAACTAGCAAAAGATAAATTTAAATTCGCTAAAACAATGATGGATGATTTAAAACGTGCTGCTGGTAGAGAAGTAGAAGTATAATGAAAGATAAAATATTTCAAATAAAGTTATCCCATCTTATCATAGGTGGGATACTTTTGTTGTTAACAATATTTTTACTTAAATGCAATTTTACTCCAACATTTGTCAACACATATGATAAAGAAAAAAAGGAAATAGACAGTTTACAAGTTGAAATTAGTAAATTAAAAAAATCACAACTTGAATTAAATAAAGATATAGATAAACAAATATTAATTACAGATTCATTAAATAAAGAAATTAAAATTACAGAAAAAGAGCTAACACAAACACGCACATATTATGCTAACAAAATTAAAAATATCAATAGTTCTTCTCCTTCTGAGCTTAACGAGTTTTTCACAGAAAGATACAAGTAAAATTTGCTTTCCATATAGTAAAGCAAAACAGATAGCAATTGACTTAGTTAGGGGAGATTCAGCTATAGCAGAATTAAAAATCACCAATAAATTAGTTTGGCAATTAAACGAAAAAATTAGTACTCAAGATAGTACTATTACACTTTACATAGTTAAAGAACAAAATTATATTAGTCAAATAAACAATTACGATAAAATTTCTACTAAAAAAGACGAAATAATAACGGGTCTTGAAAAAGATGTTACTAAATTAACTAAGAAAAATAATCGTTTAAAAACAGGACTTAAATACCTTGGTGGGGGATTCGTGGCTTCTATACTTACTATTATTACATTGACATTAATTAAGTAATGGCTGAAGATCTAAAAAAAGCGATAAGAGAAGAATATGTAAGATGTGCAACATCTCCGGCATACTTTATGAAAAAGTATTGCTATATTCAACATCCAAAACGTGGTAGAATTCAATTTAATCTTTACCAATTTCAAGAAAAAGTATTAACTTTATTTCAAGAAAATCCTTACTCAATGGTTTTGAAATCTAGGCAACTAGGAATTTCAACTTTATGTGCGGGTTATTCTTTGTGGATGATGATTTTTCATCAAGATAAAAATATACTTTGTATTGCTACAAAGCAAGAAACAGCTAAAAACATGGTTACCAAAGTAAGGTTCATGTATGAAAGTTTACCTTCTTGGCTTAAAGAAAAAGATAAACCTACCGAAGACAATAAATTAACATTACGTTTAAAAAACGGATCTCAAATTAAAGCAACAGCAGCATCCAGTGATGCAGGCCGTTCAGAAGCCGTTTCTTTGCTAATTATAGATGAGGCAGCATTCATTAACAATATTGGAGAAATATGGGCTTCAGCACAGCAAACATTAGCTACAGGTGGTGGATGTATTGCTTTATCTACTCCTTATGGTACCGGTAATTGGTTTCATCAAACATGGGTTGCTGCAGAAATGGCAGAAAACAGTTTTTTACCAATTAGATTACCTTGGCAAGTTCACCCTGAACGAGATCAAGTATGGAGAGATAGACAAGATTCTGACTTAGGAATTAGAATGGCAGCACAGGAATGTGACTGTGACTTTTCTACATCTGGAGATACTGTATTTTATCCTGACGATATAACATTTTACGAAAAAACATTTATAAAAGATCCATTAGAAAAACGAGGAGTAGACC